GTGGTGTCGAGCGCGCAGTACGCCTGTGAGCTGGACGTGACCTGAGTGCCGTTCGGGCCTGCGATGCGCTTGGTCTGCTCATCCACGAAGGCAGGCACCGCGAGCACAGCTGGGCCGTACGTGGGCCCGTAGGCGCTGTCACCCAAGTACGGCTCAACGGTGATCTGGTGCTGCAGCATCCACTTCGGGATGCGGCTCACCAGCGAGCCACCCCCAGCCGGAAGACGTGCGGCGACAGCTCGGCCGAGAGCAGGACGTCGCCGACCTCCGGTGCGATCTCCCGGGCGGCCGACGCCGAAGCGCCAACTGCCGTGGGGGAGCGCCGCTGGAGCTTGACGGAGCCGATCTGGACGTCGTCCCAGCCCGCGCCCATCGCGCCCTTGCTGTCGCCGAGCTCGTCCCACCAGTCGACCTGTGCGCACACGGCGTCCCGCATGGCTGCGGCAACGTCCGGGTCCGTGGGCAGGCCGGTGGTGGGATCGGCGTCGTAGACGTAGAGCCGGAACAGGTCCGCATCGAGAAGGCGTGATGCCCGCTGGAGCATGTTGTCCGCGCCAGTCGGGGCCGCGCTGCCGGTGTAGGCGGTCAGGTCTGTGGCGGTGGCGTAGACGCGGGCCATCGGGACCTCCCGTCAGACGCTGGCGCCGATGATGGCCACGTCGTAGGTCACCGAAGTGCCCGCGCCGCCGTTGAGGACGTGCAGCAGGTCGGCGGTCGCCGGGGTGACCGCATAGGCGGTGACGTCCGGTGCGACCAGGGCGAAGAAGCCGCCCGGCCGCAGCGTCAGCTTGTCGGTGGCGCTGCCCACCCAGGGGATGAATCCGTTGGCGGCTGCGTTGCCGATGATGACGTTGTTGGTGTTCGCCGCGTTCGCGCGGAAGATCATCGCCTTGATGCGGGCGAATGTGATCGTCGCGCCGAAGGCGTCGAGCAGGGTGCCGGCCAGGTCGAGATCCTCGCCGGTCGAGGCGGCTAGGGTCCTGGTCGCGGTGTACATCCGGTCCGCCTGGTTGGCGCCGGTGCCCGACCCGAGCGGAACGATGGTGGACAGGTTCAGTGCCGACTGCGGGGTCGTCAGACCCGCGGTGCCGAACAGTGTCGCCGCGGCGCTGAGGGCCAGCTGCGTGTTGGTGAGGGTCATGTCTGTCCCGTCAGGTCGCGATGACCAGCGGCACCTGCCGCTGGAAGGCGGGCGATGCCACGGTAGCCGGGGCGGTGGTGGTGAGCGCGGAGCCGCTGTTCTGCGCGAGGTTGACCTCGCCGGTGAGGAACGGCTTTGCGCCCGAGGCGCCGATCAGAGTCGGGACGGTGGCTGCGGCGACCATGATGCCGACCAGGTACAGGCCCGACGCAGTGATCTTGACCGGGGCGGCCAGTGCCAGAGTCTTCACGGTGTCGGCAGCCCACGCGGCGGTCACCTGGTCCGCGGTCTGGCCCAACAGGGCGGACCCAGCAGGGTTGTAGAGCGCGAACCAGCTGTGCGTGGGGGTCACGGCCGCGGTGCCGCCGGAGATAGCCGTCAGGTTGGTGATCGGGTCCCCGGCGTTGCACCACAGCGGGACGACGGTCATCACACCGGAGGTAAGCGCGGCGACGTCGTCACCGGTGCGCGGCAGGTTGGCCCGGTGGAACACATTGTCCGGGTCGGGGCGGTCGATGACGTTGAGGTAGCCGAGGGCGTTGCGGACTACGCCGCGGAATGCGCCGAGGGTCGTCACTTCGTGGCTCCCTTCGCGGTGGTGCCGCTGGTCTTGGCGGGGTCGGACGGGGTGGCGGCGGCGAGCTGGGCCTTCAGCTCAGCGTTCTCGGCCTCCAGCTCGGCGACACGGGCACCGTCGCCCAGGCCGGCGGTCTCCGCGGCGGGGAGGTCGGCGACGTCCTCCACCAGATAGCCCTGCGAGCGGAAGTAGAGCAGCGCGGCGCCGTTGTCCTCGTCGCTGACGAAGGCGCGGCCCTTGACGAAGCTGATGGCGCCGACGTCGCCGGTGTAGCCGGGGACGGGCGCGGTGACACGGAAGGTGGTCATGGTTGCCTCACTTGACCTTGACGCCGCGAAGTACGGCGCTGCTCTTGGTGTTCTTCAGGACGGCGGCCAGGGGGCCGATCTCGACCTCGCCGGACTTGACCGCGCCCGCAACGGTCCAGTTGGGCAGCCACGTGCGGACCAGGCTGCGGCCGGCCACAGCGGCGCCGTGGAACGCGTCCAGACCGAACGTCACGGCATACAGGTCGGTCAGGCCACCGCTGGTGATGGGGATGATCGGCGAGGATCCGTCGTACCGGTCACCGATGTCGACCAGCACCCAGTCGCCGTACATCTCGATCTGGCGGCCGAGGTCGTCCTTGGCGTTGGTGTAGAGCGCGGCCCAGCGGGCGAGCGCACGCATGCGCGTGATCGACTTGGTGTTGCCGATGATGGCCTTGCGGCCGGGCGGCAGAGAACCGGGGGCGCCCTGGTCGCCGGAGCCCGTGTGCGACGGCACGACCGTGGACAGCCAGTCGTCCACCTCGTCCAGGCGCGAGTTCGCCAGGGCCTGGGTGTTGACGGTGGCCGCAGTCCAGTCCGCGGATCCAGAGACGTAGCCCGCAGCCTGCTCCGTGGTGGAGCCGACCAGGGCCTTGGACAGGCCGTCGAAGCCGGTCGCGTCGACAGCGGTGTCGCCGAGGATGATCTCCTGGCCGAGGCGGACGGGGATGGTGGTGAGGAGCTGCTGCATCTGGAACGTCAGCTCGTTGGTGGCCGCCGAACCCAGGTCCGCGAGGACGCGGTCTAGGGAGAACGCGCCACCGAACGGCTTGAGGTCGACGTTGTAGCGCGTCCTCGTGGCCTCGGCGGTCGGGAACTCCTGGTTGTACGTACGGAACCCGGCGGGGGCCGCAGAGGTCAGCCTGGTGTAGGCGTAGTTGAGGGCTCCTCCGCCCGTGCCCGGCGTCACGACGTCGTCCCACACCATCTGGTCGAACAGCCACGAGTAGCGCCTGAGGTTGTCGATGACGGCGTAGTCGATGTCCGACTGGGTGTTGATCTGTGCCTGCGCGAGCGTTACGGGCATCGGATCCTCCTTGCTGGCCAGGTGCTACTGGCCGTAGTGGGCGCCGAGTGCGGCGCCGAGTGAGGTTGGTCGGGTGCGCTGCCCACCGGGGCCGCCGGGGAGCGGCGGACCGGATGCGCCGGGGGCCGGAGCGGCGGCGGCGAGCTTGGGGTTCGCCTTGACGGCCTTCTCGATCGCCTCGCCCACGGCCTTGGTGTCCTTGGGGTCGAGGTCGGCGAGCGACTTGATGAAGGTGTTGCTGTCGAGCAGGGCGTCCGGGTCGGCTCCGGCCTTGGCGGCTGAGCGGTAGACGGCGAGCTCAACGGCGGTGGTGCGTGCCTCTGCCTCGGCGGCCGTGCGGCCTTCTGCCTTGGCGGCGGCGACGGCCTTTTCCTGCTCGGTCATCGCGGCCTGCTGGATCTTCTCCAGCTCGGTCTTCGCGGTGCCGTTTTCCTTGGCCCTGGCCTCCCACTTGCGGGCTTCGGCCTTCCAGTCGGTGCTGTCGGGCGCCGGTGGAGTCGGCGGGGTGACGACCGGGGGAGTCGGCACCGGCGGCATGACGACTGGCGGAGCGACCGGCGGGGTGACGACCGGGGTGGGCTCCGGCGGTGTCGCGCCGCCTGCGATGGCGTGGATCGGTGCGCCGTTGCGGCGGTAGCCGAGCACGGTCATTGCGGCGTGGGTCGCCAGGGGGTGCTTGTAGTGCTGCATGGTGGCTCTCCCGTGCGGGTTTCCCGGCGTGCCCGTGCGGGCGGTGCCGGACGTCTGTGTTGGGCGCGCGAATCAGCGCAGGTCTACCGTTGAGGTATGACGACTACGCAAGAGCCGGCCAACGGGGCTTGTCCGCGGTGCGGCAGAGGTCTCGTTCAAGATCTGTTGCAGCTGACGGTAGGTAACGGGCCGCCAATCCCGCCCAAGCCCATGGGCGATCCGCGGTGCCCGGTGTGCACAGTGGAAGAGCTGCAAGCTTTCGATCGGGAACAGCAGGATTGAGTCAGCGCGCGGCGCCGATCTGCTCGCGGGATGACTTGCGCCGGAGGCCGGTCTCGGCGGTGAGCTGCCGGATCCTGGCCTGGTAGGCGCGGACCTTCGCGTTAGCCTTGGCCCGCGCGGCGTCGTCCATGGCGACCGCGCTGCGTCGCTTCCAGGCACGTACCTGGCGTTCCAGGTAGCGCTGCTGCTGGGTGTCCTCGTAGGTCGCGCCCTGCGGGTGCGGCGGGGACTGCGGCCGGGTGGTGACGCCGGGCATGTATGCGGACAGGCTGTGCCGACAGTTGGGGTGGAACAGTCCGGCAGCCCTGGCCTCCGTGAGGGATCCGGCGACGTGGACGGCCACGGTGGGCGGCGGCCGGAACAGCTTGCTCGGCGCGGTGATGTCCGGCAGCCGCAGCGTCTGCGGGCCATCCCCGCCGTTGATCACGAGGATCTCGCCTTCCCACGGGCGGCACAGCGGGCACTCCAGAGGCGAATCCGACACCATGACCAGCTGCTGCCCGATCGCGAGCAGGCTGTCCGTGTGGCCTTCGATCGCGGCGCGGCCGGTGATGGTGCGCACGGCCATCTCGGCGTAGCTGGCCATCTCCCAGTTGCGGCCGGCGGAGTCCGTGAAGCTGGAGATGCCCTGATCGGCGAACTGGTCGAGCGCCCGCTGACTCGCCTGCCGTCGGGTGAGGCCACCGAGCAGCACCGAGGACGACGCCCGGTTGATGACGTTGCGGTAGGCGTCGGTGACGGCCCGGGTGATGCGCGCGTACACCGGGCGCGTGTCGGCGACCGCCGACGCGGCCAACCGGTCCACCGTGCTGGCGTTCGGCAATGCCCGAGCAGCTGCATGACGG